AATTTTCTATCTGTACTTTATATCCATTGGCATCTCCAACTGTTTCTAAAAATTTTACGGTCAGATTGTCAATAAACCCGGCTTCCAAAAGTAACTTTGAGATAAATGCAGTATTCACAAACAAATCATCTACATTGATAATCTGTGAATTCAGCAGTCCGTTTACGGTTAGGGCTGCCTTTGAAGCCATATCTGCAAAATTCGCATAGCCTGCTTCCTGTGCAATAGCATCCTTCGCTGCCGTTACTGATGCTGCTGCTGCTGCTGCTGCTGCATTTGAAATTGCATTCAAAAGGTCTGTCCTTGCATTGTAGTAGTCCTTGAATTTGCCTCTGAACTCACTACCTGTTATATTAGATGTCGTAGTAAGGTTTGAAAGTAAAGTAGACAGATAAGAGTTTAGTGCGTTGTAGGCATTTGTATAAGCGGTTTTTGATACTGAATACAAATCAGCCTGTGTGTCGTTTTTTGTCTTTTCCGCTTGTATTATATCCCATTCTTTTTTTGCCGCTTGTTTTTCAGAAGCCGTTAATTTACTATCACTTGCTATGTTTGTCAAAAGTGTGTTGGCGGCATCGGCAGCATCTTGTGCGTCATCTGCTGCTGATTGTGCTGCTGCGGCTGCGGCTGCTGCGGCATTTGCAACGGTATCATCCGTATATTTTACTCCTTTTTCCCAATCCGAGGCAACATAACTGCCTGTAAGCCGAGTAACCTTACACTTGTACAAATCCCCGGATTTCAACCATAAGTCGCCAATATCGTAAGGCGTTGTCGGCGTTGCGACAAATACCCTGCGCTTACTGTCTGCGGTGTCCTGCGCTGCGGCTGCATCGGCAAGGGCCTTTGTTACATCTGTGTCGGTAATCTTTACCCACGAGTAGGTTTCTCCCGACAACTGGAAGCGGTAGCAATAACCTGTTTCGGTGTCGTAGAACAAATCGCCCAAATGCTGATTCTTCAATGCCGTTGTTGTCCAAGTGTTTGCCGGGGCGTTCCCGGTCGTTGGAACATAAGCGTAAAACCATGTCGTTATATTGCCGTCAATCTGACTTTGCAGGTTGGAAACACTCCCGGCTACCGTAGTCGCAAACTCTCCTAGCTGGTTGTCCGCGTAGTTTTTTGCGTTTGTTTCTGCCGTGTTAGCTATCGGTGTTGCTATATCCTGTACACCCGTAATGATTACGGTGTTGGCAATAAGCTGTGTCACATTGATTAATTCGGCACCAATGGCCCCCGCTTTTATTGCTGCAACATTAAGCCACCAGTTTCCGTCTTCATCCTTCCAAAGGCCTTTTCCGGAACTTAAAATCTCCATGAACGTGCCCCAATTCGGAAGCCCCTGGGACTTGGCATAATCGTCTAATATCCTTTGTCGGCTCAACAATTTGGCCGAATAGACGTTATTCGCACCCGTGCCGTTTACGATATTCCTGTTTGTCGCTATCTGCCTGTGTGTCGCATCAGCCCGGCTATCATCGGTTTTCAGGTCCGAGATAATGATACTTTCTATATCATAAGGTGATTCTTTGGAAAGGTCATAAACCACCTGCTGAACTTTGATAACCTTATTAATCCCTAATGCTGAATGCTCAATATGGAAGCCCATATTTGGAACTATCTCAACGCTGATAATTTTCGGGTCTATGGTGATGGCATACTGCATCCTCGGTTGTGACCAATAGTCTATCCCCAATAACGCCCTTTCCTTCAACGCTGCTTTGGCATCCGTTATGTAAGATGACGGAAGGGAAACACCCGCTATATTGTATTTATCCAATTCGTTTATCCTGTAATAGGAATCAGTTGGGGAAGGGAGAACAAACCCGTTATTCTCCTCGGTGGATTCTATGGTTATCTCTCCCGTAGTGGAGTTGAAGTCCTTACAGTTGAATGTAAATCCTATCAAATGTCCTGAAACAAAGTGAATCGTTCCTCCAACAGGGGACCAGGCGGCTCCGATAAGGTCGGAATCCGTAAACTTCAATATGTTCTCACTTATGGATGTTACCGTTCCTGTCCGGGAGGGTTTGATGTCCTCATAGGTCAGTTCCTTGATGCTCTTTCCCCATCTTGAATACAAGTCGGGAAGTTTTATCATTGAGTTGTCAAGGATCGGGGGAGTGCTTAACAGGTCCTCATCGAGCTGCAAATTAGGATAAGGATAATCAGAGGGCAGGTTTTCACTACCACCTTTAATCACAAACTGTGTATATACATCCTTATCACTTGCCGTTACATCAATGCTTGTCAGCCCTTGTGCGTGTTCCACCTTTAAGGTTACAGGGAAGTCTTCTATCGCTACACCAAAATCAATAACGAAAACACTATCCGGCTCGGGGTCTTCATTGACCCTGACCTTCCAGGTTGTTTCAAAGGATTCGCAGGATTGTTTTAGTACTGCCAAGCAGTTGTAATCGCTAAATGTTATAACCCTTATGTCGGTTGCAATATCCTCGCTTATCGTTCCTACCTTGAAAAGTCTTACTCCCTGTACCGAGTTGCAGTTATAACAGCATAGTTTTACAAAGTCCTCAAAGGTTCCTACGCTCGGGTAGGTGTTGTCTACCCGGGAATAAGAATACACACCCTCGTTTTCGTTTTCGGAAGTATTGTAAAATATTGCTTGTCTTAAGTAATAAATAGGATCATAAAAGGTCAGTTGGTATTCTCTGTTGTTGTCTTCCGAGCAGGTGTATCTGTCTATTGTGGACATACAATACAGCCTGATGCCTTTTGCCTGGATCCAGTCCCCAACATTCACGGTGAAAGCCTCGGAGGATACAAGAGTTAATTCGGCACTCGACACATCCTGACGGACAGCAGTAAGTTTTTCAGATGTTACCGCCCTGAAAGTCCCTACCTGAGAGTTGAGTTCCACAAGTGTTCCATCGGCTCTATGCAGTATGTGGTCAAAATTCATTTTTCAACACTATATAAAAGGGTTAAATTCGTAAGTCCGGATAAGGTTACCTCATCCAGCACCCCTGAAACAATCACATAATGACTGTCGTACCCATCCGTGTACGTGTGCGTATGCGTACCTGCGCGCTTATTCTCCAGCAGCGTATAATCACCGCAAGAGATCAACAAAGGTTGCTGGGTTGAACCACTAACCGGTGCCGAAGTGATGGAAAAATTCCCGGTGCTTTTGTACACTTTCTTGATTGGTGCCGGCTCGATTAGAACTATATTCACCCTCTCGGCATTCTCATGATAATACTCCCTGCTGCTTTCCTTGTCGTACACACAATCCCATACTTTAACATCAAATTCATTGATTCTCTCCAGCCTTATTCTTGAATGAGCAAGCATTAAAGTTTCAATATTGCTTATCACCTGTGCGGCATTCTCGGCAAGTATCAACAATTCGAGATTTATTACCCTTTCCTTATAGCGTATTCCGTCATTCTTGACCATTACGCCATGTTGGGAAGCCACGTCATAGGTCTTAACCGATTTGGGCTCCAGAGCGTCAAAAAGGCCCGAAAAGTCGGTCACAATAACCCCCAATGTGCTTATATCCGTTCCGTTAATCTTATAAGTCATATCAATTATATGCTACGCTACTACCCCTGCGGATAGCAGCCAAATCATTTTTCATACTCTCCAACATCCTGCAGTATTCTGTGTTGTCTTTGATTCTCTCAACATCGTTGGCTATTCCCCTGCTTATCTGTGCAAGGGCAGAGAAATCTATCAATGCCGGCTGGTCCCTCAGGGCATTGAGAATGTCGTGTGCCGTAATATTAAGATTCTGTACATAACCCAGGTACTGGTTGAATTGCGCCTCGGTGGCTGTCCTGGCGATACTGCCATCCATCGAACTACCACCCTCTTCTCCCTGGAAATACCCGGCATCCTGCCACTTCTCATATTCTCTTTTCGCATTGTCCGATATAGCTTGTATCTCCTGCCCAAAAAGGTCAAAAGCGGAATCGGTCATACCGGATTCATACAGCCTGTTGAGCGCGCTGTTTACCTGGTCCTCCACCAATTTCTTTTCGATCCACCGGGCAATAATATCATCAACTGTGGTTTGGTTTAGTTTTTTCAGGGCGGCATAGTACTCTTCGGCACTGTCATAACTCTGCGCCCAGATATTTCTTAATTCATTGACAAAGGAATCCGTGTCGGTCTGTAAAAAGTCCTTTTTTTGCTCTTCTTCCAGACTGGCTATATCTCCTAAGAGTTTTTCAATCTCCAGCTGATACTTTTTGACCGCCTCTTCATTCGTGTCAACCCCAAATAACCTTGCAAGGAATCCATTACCTTTAGCCAGTTCCTTGTCAATCAATTTCTGATATTCGGCTATCTGGGCTTTAATATTGTCAATTGCCTGATTCTGCAAAGCAGTTTTGTTATCTCCAAAGGCCTTGTTCATTATCCCGACAAGCTTCTGATATGCTGCGGATAGCTTGTTCACACCAGCGGTAATATCCTGGCCCTTTAGAGATTTGGCAACCGTGACTATACCACCAATCATTGAGGCGATACCTGCAAATTTATTCACCCAGGTACCACCCGAGATGACGGAAAATAACCCACCGATGACGTTACTCAGCCCGGATAACCCCTCTGTTAATTCCGAGCTTGCCCCAAATGAGCCTAAAATGGAGGATATAGAAGAAATAACACTCTGAATATCCTCGAACTGCTGCTGAAGGTTATCCAGTTCAATGTCGTCTATCTTCTCCTGAATCTCGTCCAGCCCGGCAAGGATCTCCGCTTTTGCTTCTTCGGAGAGATCCTCGCTGCCTTCAACCATTTTGCGATAAGCATCAAGGGCCTTACGGGCTTCATCCACTCCCAATTTGGCAAGATCCCCGGTAAGGGCTTTGTATTCCTCGGAGCCTTCCAGCAATGCCTGGGCCTCCGCAGAGGCATTGTCTTTTATCTGTTGTATATAGTCATTATTGTACTCCTCCCTTTGTGCCAGGATCTTGGCCATCAATTCCTCATCACCCAAAAGTTTGGCATCGTTGTAATCGGCATCGTATTCAGCTAAAGTCTTAAGGTGTTTTTCTTCTTCTGTTTCGTACTTTTTATTGAGGTTCTTTTGCTCGGCCTCCATCAGGTTTGCGAAGTAGCGCATCCTCTCTATTGAGGGCATTCCTCCACCGGCCAAAACTCCCGCAACATAATCCTCCTGCATCTTTACTATTGCGGCAATCCGACCACTTTCCACACCTGAAAGAGCTTCATCTATAGTACCTTTCCACTCGTTTAGCGCATCGGTACTTCTTTTTATTACCTCGGCATCCCATGTGTCCTGTATCTTTTTAGCCAGTTCAGGTAATCCGTTAGCCGTAGCCCACTCAATGTCTTTTCTATACTGTTCCTGCTGAGCTGCCCATTTGTCATCATCTGTTGCATAAGTGCTTTCCAGCCCTGACTTTATCTGATTGTAAAGGTCTGCCTGTGCCTCGGAGGCCTCCTGAATGGCTTTTGCCCGGTCCTCCTCGCTCATTGCAGTATCTTCAATGGCTGCCTTTATGGCTGCCTCATAGGCGAGTAACTGCTCATACTCATCTTCTGCACCCTTCAACCCCGCCTGCATATTCGCACTCCAGGCGTCATAAGCAGCCTGGGAAGCTGCTTTTGCCTCGGCCTCTGCCTGTGCTGCTGCTTCTTTTGCGGCATCCCTGATACCTAATAATTGGCCCTGGAAGTCCTGCAACTGACGTAACTGTTCATCGGTTATAGTACCTGCTTCACGCAAGGCATCCAGCTCGGCAATTGAATCTTCCAGGGCTTTTACGTAACTATTCGCGTCTGCCCCCATCCCTGCAAGCATAGCGTCTGCCGTTTCTTGCCCGTATAAATCGATCCACTGTTTATACAGGTCATTGAGTAGTTTTTGTTTTTCTACCAGCTTATCCAACGCATCCTCCTGAGAGGTAGTGCCACTTGTTGCCGTTTCATTCGGATTAGAAAACTTCCAACCTCTTGATTCTGCTTCTGAATAAAACTGATCGAGTGCGCCATAATATCCCTCAAGCTGCGCATCGAAACCAGCAAAGAATTGATCAAACACCCCGGTAATATCCCCGCCACCTGCTATTGCGTTTGTCAGGTTGGTACCGAATGAATCAAATACTGGGGCCATGACGGAAGCCCAGATCTGCTGTGTAACCAGCGTCTCCATTATGTCAGCTATGTTCTTTTTTGCTGCCTCGGCTATGCCTGCAAACGATTCAGCCCCGGCATCCCGGTTTTCCATCCAGATCTTTTTCCATTCTACCGTTACCGTGTTGTAAAGGGTCCCGGAAATGTCGCCAACCATAGCGGTGATCGTTTCTTTCAGCTTTTCGGCATACTCGATAACATTCTCTATCCCCTTACGAATGTCATCCATCTGACCACCGTATAAGTCGTCAGCGTCAAGATCCATATCCTCAAGATCTTGTAATATTTGCTTGTATTCGTCAATCTTTGTAATGTCGAAAGCCTTGCCAAAGATGTCAGCGATACCCTCAAAGGCTGCGGTATATTGTTTCAAGGCATCGGAAGCCGCTTCATTGTACATATCATTCAACATATTCTCAAGCGCATGAGCCACCTCGGATAGTCCGGCTGTGAGTATTCCCTGCCATATCCTTTGCCACACGGTCAGCCCTTCCGTTGCATCCTTCGAAGTTTTATCTATCGTGTTTATAAGACCCGCCCAGAGTTTTGCTGATTCATCAAACACGCCCATTATCCCGGCATTGAGAGAATCAATCAGTCTTTGTACGTTACTAAACGCATCGGAAGTGAACCAACTATCACCGGGGCCATCCATATCCGAGATCCGCTCCATTGTCCTCTCAATGGCGTTCAATCGGCTTTCGGACTTATCAAGAACTTCCTGTATATCCTTTAACCATGCCGATTTGATAATCTGTGCAACCGCAACACCTATCGACAAAACACCACCAACTATACCACCCATTTTACCGGCTGCATCACTTGCCGAATCAGATACACCTGACAAGGCATCCTTCATGTCAAGAATTGAATTGACCATCTGGTCCAGGAACCTTGCAATCTCGGGATCAAGGCCAAACATCACACCAAGCTCGAGCCCTGATGAGGTTATGCGATATACCGCATCGGTAATACGCATGAAACTCCGCTCAATCTCCTGAACCTCTTTTTTCTGCTTGCCGTATTTCTTAGTAAGAGCGTCAATATCTACGCCATTTACAGGAACCTTTGTCGTTACGGGGGTAGTAACCTTACCACTCCCATCCACTTTTGGTAGGGGTATCCTGCCCATTTCCAGCATTACAGCACTTACCGCTTCATAACTTTCTTTCAGTTTGCTTAGTGCTGCGATCTCATCGTTTATAGCAGCGATTTCTGAAATGCTGGTTGCGGCTTTTTTCTTTTTTTCAAGAGCGGATATAGTTTCGTCAATCTTGCCGATTAAACCATTGTACGATTCTTCTGTTGCTTCATTGGTTTCAATAATTTCTTCTGCAACACCCGTCATTACACTGCCAGCTTCTTCCCCGGTATCGGTAAGCTCTTTGAGATACTTTTCAAGAGCCGCAAAATAAACCTTTGCGTATTTCTTTGAAATTTTATTACCGTTCAGGTCTATGATCTTGCTGCCTTCTGCCAAAGACTTTTTGTACCACTCCTGAACTTGTGCGGCTCTTCTTTCAAACTCCCCGCTTCCAACCGTTGCGTCTATGTAGTTTTTGTACTCGTCAATTTCCTGTTGTGCGTTGAATAGCTTACGACCTCCTGCGTTTGCCACCTTGTCCAACGCCGACAGTAGGGCATTGGCCCCCCTTGTAGCCGCCATCAACGTCTTTTGTATGACCTGTGATGATCCAAATGATACTTTAACGTTTTCCCAAGAAGCCTTTACCTGCTGCAAAGTGATAGCACCCGTATCTGCCGCCTTGCCCGTCTTTTCCATCTCCCTTTTGATGATGATTCCAACTGCCGATGCCATGTCGCCAGTCTTTTCCATCTCTTTCCGTATATCAGCTGCACTGATACCTAAGTTATCAAGAATCATGACAGATTTACGCCCCAATCCTGTAATAATTGAATCTACAAGATAGTCTACACTTTCGCCCGTTTGAATAGCTCTCGTTGTTGCAAATTCGAAGTACCCTGCAAGCTCTTTAATCGGAATACCAAAGTTAGACGCCTGTACAGCTTTCTTCATGAGCATAACATCGTCTACCGTGCCCCGTGTTGCCTTGCGTAATTGCTCAAGCATTCTGCTATCGGCTATTCTGGCAAATGCTTGCCTGACGCCCTCTGCTTCTGCTGCTACCTTACCCATGTCAACAACTATTTTCGCAATAGCGGCCCCAACGGCGGCCCAGGCAGCTTTTGCCAGCATGGACATTTTTTGCGTTGCCTTTCCGAACTTGCCTACCTTCTTTTCGCTCTGATCCATTCCCTTGCGGAAGTCGTCAGATTTCAGCCCTAACTTTACCCATATATTCCCTAAAACACCCATTGACTTATTGTTTTTTATTCAAGAACTGATTGGCGATACGATTGAGTTCGTTGATTTCCGCTTCACTTGCAGGCTGCGGAATAGCCTTGATTTCCCTTTTGTTCATCTCATCCCAGGCAAGGGGCATGAACTTCTTGCGATCCTTGATCTTCGTTCCCTTTGTGGCAGTCAGCATATAGGCGTTGTGTGCCAGCATCCTTACCCTGTCCCAAGCCGCATACTCTTTATCGTTGTGAGCCTTTATCAATGCCCTGTATTCAACGAATGAGGTTCTGCACGCCTCAACCTCTCCCTTCCCGCAATAACCGATCAGAAAGTCCCTAATCGGCTCCCATTCCCCGATAAGGTCTATGTCCTGCGGTTCTTGGTTTTCTTTTTTTTTTCTGTCCCCTCTTCCTCCTTCTTCAAACTCTTGCCGGTTACCAATTCAAATATCACCTCCACCATCTCGCTTGCCTCCTTCTGGTTGTCTGCCGCCCAAACAACAAAATCCATCAGCTTGAGGATAGGTTCGGGAAAGTCCGGGTTGTCCATCCTTTCCACCTCGGCATAATTGAGATAGGCGCAATACATGATCCTGATGAAAGCATCATGTACCTCGATAGCCGTTGCTCCTGCCCCGATGTTAGCATTGATTCCCTTTCTCCGGGCGATAGAAAATAGGGATGGAGTAACGAGCATCCTCGCTACCTCATCCCCTATCTTGATGTATTGTAACCGGCTGTGCATTATGCTACCGGTATTTTTACAGGTGCACCGCACCCTTGGAATGATACGTCCCTGGATGAAACGCTACCATCTGCGTTACTTTCACTTACTGAGGTAACAAGTGCCTTGCCCCATACACCCTCCGTCTGCGCTCCGGCGGTTACTGTGCCGATGAACAGATATACCTCTGTCCCCGCTATAAGCGAGTTTAAAAGGGAGATTTGATTCTTGTCTGCGCTGTTGTCTAAGTTGAAGGATGCCGATGCAGTCCAACTTCCACGCCCTGCGAAGAAATCATCCCATTCATCCTCCTTTGCACCTCCGCCAAATGTTTCCCTGCTGATATCAAGGCTGTTTGATGTTTCACCTACTATCCAGGTATTTGTCGACTTGTCCGAACTTGACAAGTAAATTTTTCTTGTTCTTCCTGATACTGCCATTGTATTCTTTTTTTTAATTGTTAATTATCCTTCAGGTGTATATTCCACCTGTGCTGCCGTATAAGACGGCTCCCCGTCTCCCTGGAAGGAGATATCTCTTGAGGAGACGCTACCATCTGAGTTAGTTTCGCTGATAGATGTTATGTAGGCCGCTCCGCCTATCCCATCGCTCAGGGAAAATACATTTTCTGCCGTTTCCACCAAATCCCCAACAAAAACGACTACTTTGTCGCCTGCTTTCAATGAGGTTAATAAACCGATCTGCTCATCGCTCACCTCATTGCTGAGGTTAAACGAAGCAGAGCCATTCCAGTTGCCTTTCCCGGCGAAGAAGCTATCCCATGATTCGCTTTTGTCTCCACCGCCGAAAACCTCCCGGCTAATGTCTAAACTGTTGGAGGTTTCACCTGCTATCCACGGATAAGTAGTCACCTCCCCTTCGACTTTCGTCAAATAAACTCGTCTTGTTCTTCCTGATACTGCCATTTTTTTTCTCCTTTCTTTTATTGTTTTATTATTATTCTCCCTCGGGTACCTCCACCGGTTCTACGGTTATCTCTACTCTTGAGATGATGCGATAAATGGTGAAGCTCCCTTCCTGCGGTTCAATGATTTCCGTTATGTTATCCACTACCGCCCCGATTGAACTAAACCCAGAAACGGTCAATGTCTTATGTCCCACAATAGCTGCATTGATCTGCTCTGCATAACTTATCGATGTTCCGTAGGACTGTGATATAACGTCTATGTTGCAATAAAGCATCCTTACATCATACCCCTTGTCCTGTACCTTCATCTCGGTCACATCCCCGATTTCAACCCTCGGAAAAGTGGTCGCAGATGAAGTTACCAGCCCTGCCTCGACGGTGTTTACCGCTGTCACAAGTGCTGACCGTATCTTGCCTAATGCCGTTGTGTAACTACTTGCCATTGTAATTTTCTGCTACTTCATTTATCGCTTTCTGCATAAGCTCGTCAATTCGGGACTTGTTTTCTTCATACGAAGGGGTAAGGAAAGGCTTTGCTTTTGTTCCGTTTGCTGCTATGTTTCTCGCTATTGCAAAGGCGATAGAATCAATCTCTTTTTCATCGCTGGTTATATGTTTCTTTCGCACCCATTCTTTGATCAACTTTACCGGAGGCATACCTCCTGCCTTTCTTCCGTACTCAACCCAGTAAGCATATTCAGCATAAAATCCGGCATCTACCGTTCCATCCACCTGGGGCCGTACACTTCCGCTGTTTCTCAACATTCCAGTAGCGACACTTCCGTTGTCTTTCAGGTGTGTTTTCGCTCCCGCCACAATCCTTGCTGCCGATTCCTTCAACCCCTGAGCTGCTTTGAAAAGTACCCGATCTTCGAATTTCCGCTTGTTCATCTTGAACTTCCGGAAAGCTGCCTGGTCAAAATCTATGTACATCCCATCACTCATACCCCATCCTCCATGTAACTGCCTATTAGAATCAACTCACGGTTCCGGTTGTCCACGTTCTCATGCCCGGTGATTATGATGTTATGATTGTTCCATACCACCTTCCCTGGAATAGTCGAAGTGTACCTTAAGCGGATCTCTACCCCTGTAACCTGCGCATCCTTGAAATACAACTGCTTTTTATACTGCGACATCTGGGTAACATCGGCATCATACGTGTCTCCTTTGACTTCGCTTACCGTTTCCATCCCGTAGGCATCTACTGTGGAGGATGTGGTATAAAAGACAACGGATTCGGTGTACTTTCGTGCCTGTATGTTACCCGTTTTGTTTAACATTATCGTAGGTTATCGTAAGTTGATTGGAATACGTTGATATACTTTGTTCTGTTCCTCGGTATTTCCGTCCCACATGGCAGAGGCCATCTCATACACGTAATTCAATAACCTGTCCGTATCGGCACTTGTGGGTAGGGTAGTGTATGTTATAACTACTGCATCAGAATCAATCTGCTCGATAAGGGTCTTGCGATAATCGCTCACATAATCCACATCCCAGCCACCAACAAGGTCCTTTACCGAGGTTATCTCGTCTACGGGGTGTTGGTATAACTTTATGATCTCTCCTTCTCCTTCAAGCTCTATGGTACACGGAAGCAAGGCTACATCAGCATACTCCTGTATGCGGATGGTTGCCTGTTTAAGCACATCGGTCAGCGCAGCATCATTGGTAGTCCCTGTTATGTGCATATAGGACTTGAAGTCAGCCAGGGTGATGGCTGCGTTTGTGCCGATTGCCGTGTATCTTAGCTTACTCATACCTCCAGTATCCTTTTTCTACCATCATTGCCGCCGTGTTCACATCCTTCACGTAGCTTTCTCCCTCTTTCAACCCATCATGCGCCTTAACAACTACGATCCGGACATTACCCTTTACAACCAAGGGGGCTACCGCCTTATTTTCATAAAGCGGCTTAACCCTTTTTCTGCTTATTGATTTCTTAGACATAACGACTATGCTTAAGTTTGCGGAACAGCCGGAGTGGTGAAGGAAACAACTTGGCTATCACTATCTATCATTCCGGCCTTAACGGCTTTGATGTAGTAGGTGTACTTGGTTTCGGGGGTTAGACCGGTAAGATTTAGGTACAGAGTACTAATGTCAGCACCCCAGTTTACATTGTCGGTAGAGGATTTGTATTTCACGTTATCCCCAGAGGAAGCCCAGCTCAGTTTTGCGGATGCGGTATCTACGGTTTCTACAGTTTCGGCTGAAAGGTCACTAACGGTAACCACGCCCATGCTCAGTTTGTTATCAGCTCCAGTAATGGCAGCGATTGCGGAACTAATGCTTGCCACATAAATA